CATAATTTCAGAACCATCTAAGTTCGTTCCAAGACCCCATGGATACCATTGTCCAACATTAAAGTTTCGAACACTTGCCGTTCTAATATCTTCGCCATTTAATACGAACTCATCGGAAATATCAGCAGCATAATCAAGAATTGATTGTCCGTCTGGCTTCAATCTTGCAGGAGTGTCGCCAACAATAAATGCAACTTCTTTGATTTCAGTATTAAGAAGAATCATTTCATCAATAACATCTGGATATCCAGGAGCAGTAATCAAGTTAAAGAAAATAAATTCTGATCTAATGTCTTGATTCGACACAAAAACTGACTGAATTGCTTGTACTATCATACGACGTTGAGCTTTTCTACCCATATATGGACTTCCATCTGGTCTTAATCCACTAATTAATACCCAACGATCACCAATAACTGTTCCTGGGGTCTCACTATCGACTCCTTCTGCTGTGTGATCTATCACAAACTCTTTAACATTAAATGTGCTAAAGCGCATATTAAAGAGCAGCATTCCTGCTGGGAATAGTACTGGATCTGGTCTATCATTATCAATATTATTACTTGTTAGACCAGGAACTGGATCTGTTCCATCCGGACCTCCAATTTCACGAGCATCTGCAAAGATGATTCCTGCTGGTGTTGTTTGATCTGTATTATCAATCAAAACCCATTCTAGAGTAGAACCATCCCAGCGAGAGAGTTTTGGATAGTTTTCCAAATCACTTGTATCGAGCCACAAATCGTTATCAACAAGTATTGAAGCATCACTCTGTGTGGTTGGCGCTAGTGCGGCAAGTTGTACTCCTCCAGGATCAGTTAGTGGGAAGCGATTTACATAACCAAGCCAGTTAGTTCCATCACTAACCATAATATCTACTTGAAGGTTAGTGCTATACCACAATGTTCCTTCTGCTGGATCACTTGTCGGTGGAGTAGATTTTGCTTCAAAAATTAATTCTATCCAGTTAGTGCCATCAAATCTCTTAATAACATGTGTTGAATTTGTGTCATCATAATCAACAAACAAGACACCAGCAACAAGATTTGCGCCATAAAAAGTCTCAGCTTCGGCTTCCGTAGAAAACAATGGAGCGAAAACTTCAGTAAAAATAAGTGTGGTAGAATTAAAAAGCTTAACTTTATAATCAGCACCTTGATTTGGAGAGGTTGTTTTAACCCAAATATGTTGATCATGTGCTAGTGGCAAGACATTTGTTGGTGGGATACCTGTATGTGGAGCATAAGTAACAGTAAACGGACCGTTACCACCACCAATAAGTGGGCCTGTTCCGCCTTTAGCTGATACCCAATCAGTTGATCCAACTCTGTACCATGTGCCAGAGATTTTTTCTACTAATCCTAAAAGATTGTTTCCAACATCGATAGCGAAATCGCCATCGTCGCCTTGTGCATCAACAATTGTATTATCCAATGCTGGAATATTAAGATCCAACAGTAACGGAGTAATATGATTAAACTGAACACCATCACCTTGGAACACGCCAAATTCGGTTGACGCTGTATCGAACCAATATGTTCCATTAGCTGGAGGTCCTTCCGGCGAAGTATCACTAGCGATTAACTCCTCCGAGGGGACATCTGCTCTAATAATAAAAGCGCGATCTGCAATGCCTAGATACTGTAAAGCAGCATGTAGACCAAATTCGTTAAGTTCATCTCCATGACGTGGCGTACCCGCATCTTCAAAGAAAATTGGCTCGCCATAAGTCTGAATTAATTCTCTTTGGCCCGTAACAAGTGTCAATTTCCCAGCATTCTCTGGTAATGTTCCAGGAGCAATTGCGGCAATGTTAGGATCAGTATCATTTGTACTTGATTTATTTGTTTGGGTGGCAATAACGACCAGAGGAATAGTTCCTTGTGTAGCACCAGCAAAGAAACTTTCATCGGTGACTGTTACAACTACACCCGGGGAATCTAAAGATACCATTTTATTTTTTTCCTCTCCAAAACTTTGTAGTTTTTAACTATAGTATTTATTATTAAAAGCATTTTTTATAATATTTGGTCTATTTGTATTTATCATGGACAGTCTTCAGGGTCTAAAATTAACGGTATCGATATCACTTTCCATGTTCCTGGTTTATATTGTCCGTCAACTGCAAGCTCCCAATCAAATTCTGCTGTATTCCAACGAAATTGCTTTCCTGTAAAAGTGTTTGTAATTATTTCGGTAGAAGTAGCAGCACTACTATCAAAGTCTACAACCCAATCAGCTCCATCAAATTCAATAATATCGTTGACATTAGCAATAATAGTTCCCCACGGAACAGTAGGACTTGCTATATCTTCTGCTAAAAGATATCTTTGTCCAGTATCGGCAGTCGGTAATCCAACACCAGGACCAGCAGTCATTGGATTTACAATTGCATCGATAGGATCTAATGTATCTACCGGCAAAGTAGCAAGATTTATATCCCAATCTAAAATATTTGGTGCGGCAGTAAAAGAAATTTTTCCCGTCACGCCGTCTGGATCTCCAAATTTTCTTTTAACAATAATTTGTGAAGAATCCTCAACGAAATCTGAAAATCGTAATAACAAGGCTTCCCAAGAAAATACATCGCCGTTTTCGTCAAGCTCAACGCCACCTTCACCAAGAAGTGTTATTTCATTTCCTTCTACACTAATAACATGATTTCCGGGAGTAATGATTATTTGTGCTAATAAATCACCTTGTTCCCAAGAATAATCACTGTCATCTTCTGGCAGTTCAGCAACGGATCTCATATTTTTAATGATAGTTTCTATAGCTTTTCTTTTTGTAACTTCTGCAGGAGGATTAATCCAATATGGAATCAAAAATTGCATACTTGCAACGTCAATTTGTTCATCTGTTCCAAATGGAACAGTTTTACTTGACCAGGTTATCGCATCTTGCATTTCAGCAAATGTAATAGCAGTCCAATCTAATGGATTATCGCTTGTTTGAAGGTCAATGGACGGATTGAAAAGCATCATAATCTGCTCCATAATTTGCATCTTTTGATCTTGATTACTTGTCCATATATCTAACTGAAATGTAAAGTTATAAGGAACAGGCATAATCCTTTTAACAGTAAAGCGATCTCCTAACTCTCCTGTATATTTTCCTTCTTCAAAATTAAATTCGCGCTCATCGACTAAATCTGTTCTAACAAGAGTTTGACTTTGTCTTCGATCCGGAGCCATATTAACGGATGTAATATGGACGCTCATAAAAGGGGTAGAAAGCATTTTATTTTCGCTGTTTAATCTAAGAATCTGACTAACCATTCTTGATGGTTCGCCCCATCTTACTGGAACTTGTCTAATCTGTCTTTCACCTGATGAATCTAGTCCTGTTTGAACTACAAAACCTCCAAACATTCTAATTGTTTGAAGTATCAATCTTCTTATCTGTTCATCATAAAAAAAGTCCATAGAATATCTTCTCCTATATACTATTTAATGATTATGTGCTGTTAAAATAGAAAGAAATCTATTCTATATCGGGTTTTGGATGATTTCTATGTGGAATTATTTTACTAACACTAACTTTGCTATCGATTATTCCACCAGAGGTTCTAGTTTTACCTCTGTTGTTAATAAATCTTTCTAATGTTCTGTTTGCTGTCTGCCATTTCTTGCGGAAATCAACTTCTTTACGTAGCCATTTTGGGCCTTCTCTTTTGTATAGGACATTTGGCTCAAAATCCGTTCTCAGAAACCAAGCTCCTTCGGGCGGATTATCTGGAAACTCTGTTCCTGAACCTAATAGTGTTGCGCCATTTGGTGGTTCTCCGTCTGTCATAAACAGATATGGAAGTCCGCTTTCATTTTCTTCAAAAACATATAAATGTGTGTGTTCAAGATTGCGATTTGGAACTTGTCTTTCCGCTTCAGCAATAACCGACTCGCTAATATTCAGCTCATCAGCAAATGTGCTAACCAAATCTCGTAATGTTGTTCCTGGATCATCGGGATCTACTAATCCGCTGTCATTAAATGATGCAGCATTTTTATTAAGTATTTCATTGTATTCCTGACTATCTGTAAGTGGGCTTACTTTAACTCTCCAGATATGTGGAAACCAAGTTGGACTAAATCCTTCTGAGGCACGATTTGCGTCTTCGATTTTATAAAGCTTTGGAATCACTGGGCCGAAATCTTCGTCTGGATCTTGACTCAACAATGTATCATCTAAGAGATGCGGGAGCTCAATAACGTCGCCGGACATCAACTTTCTGCCCATAATATCAATCATATCATTAATATGAAAAGAAACGAACAATGTATCAGCACTTAGAAAAAGACCAAACTGACTTAAATCAAAATCATTATCTTGGACATTATAAACGCCACGAAGTTCGTAAATGTCATTATCATATTTTCTATCTCTATTTTCTAAAAGTAATAAATCTTGAATAGTAGTCTCGAGTGGATCAATAATAGTTGGCTGTGTTAAGTCGTCACTTTCACCTTGTTTAATTGGACCTATATATTTGTGAATAAGAAAAGCGGTGCCGCCAATACGAAACATTTCTGCAATGGTTCGATCGAAAAATTTCCAGTCATTTTGTTTTTTCTTATTCCAGAATGATAAACGTGGCATAGTTATCCTTCAAAAATTATTGCTTCGTCAGCAGCTTCATTTGGGAGCTTATCTTCTTTCCAGGCTTCTTCCCAGAGATATTCAAAATCCATACTTTCTCTATCGTAGTTTATAAGCAAATATCTATCTACTTTTTCCATAAAAATTGTAAATTCGTCTTCAAATTCTTCGTCAAAATTTTCAAACAATTCATCTAAATCGTTTTCTTCAAATTCCGTTAAAACCATTTCTCCAGAACGTATCATTTTAGTCATATCATATTTGGACAAATAATCAACATCATCAGATTCGTGTTCACGCAATCCATGCTCGATTTGCCAATGATCATCTTTTTCGCTAATAATTTTTGCCCAACGAATACCTTCTTCGAAAACATACGTTTGGCCTATTTCCGCGCCGGCCGTAGAAATACCTAAATCAATGATTTGATTTTCAGTAATACTTTCTTTGGAAAGATTTCCTTGAAGTATATTTAGATATTCTTGTATATCGCCTGCGCTTTCCAGCTCCATAATTCATCAACACATCTTCAAGACGTTCGATATCGGCCATTCCTTCAGATTTAATTTCGGAGCCATTTAGTGTTGTGCCGCCCTGTGGTCCAACGATCTGTGAGTATTTTCCTCGTCCCTCTCCAAGAAGAACTTTTCCACGAGCTACACAGTAATCAACAATCCAACTTTTTGCGTATAAGTCCTCAATCAATTCGTCATCTGTTTTAAAGAAGTAAGACCAGAGAAGAACAGTCTCCGATCCACGAACATGCCTAACAATAGTAAGTTTTTTTGAATTTGTATCCCACGCAAACATAACGTGCTCTCCGAAAAGGGTTCCGATTAACTCTTGATATTCTGTAAACAATCTAAATGTTGCGAGGCCACCTTGGCGTCCTGCTTCCAACAAATAAAAGTTTGTAAATGCAGCATTGAACGGATCAAAAGTGACACCTCCCTGCGTTCTTCCTAATCCTCGCCTAAAGATTTCTCTAACTTCTACGATTTCTCTTGGAAGTGTATATTCAAACTTGTCTTCTTGAAGTTCTAAGAAAAAATAACCTTCTTCAACGCTATTTGAATCTCTATTACGATACATATCAAGCGTTGTTTGGATGATTTCTTCGATATCTTCTGGATCAAATTCCAGATCGATGATTCTTCCAGCTAATCTTGTTATGATTCTGTTTGCAAGATTTTGTCGGGTTTCACTCATAAAAATACTCCGATAAATGTGAACAACACTATTTATCGAAGTGGAAAGAATATTAAACTATAGTATTACTGATTATACATTTCTTCTATAAAGGCTTTTCCAAAATCATTTAGAGCGCGGGTTCCAACCGCAGCATATATTCCTTGTGGTTTTTCAATAGGCCACGAATTATTCTCTCTTGAAACCCAATGATGCGCGTGCGGATTCCAATGAAGAATCTGTTCATTTTCTTGATCGCAAAAAGTAAAATTGTATGGAGGAAACCATTTTGAAGGATTGGCTGACAAACTATCTTCTATTGACGGTTCATATGTTTCTTTGTCTTTGTGCCATCGATCCATAAACATATGACAGGCCCAAGCTGTGCCTCCGTTAACTCCCATAGTATCTTTGTATTCTTTTGTATACATTTTCCATCAGAAGAGTCCTTAATTACAGCTTTTTTATTAAGAGTTCCAACAGCATATATAGCATCAATATATTTTACTTGATACCAGTTGCGGCGGAGAAGATTCATAATCCACGGTTTGGAATAGGGAAGACTACGTTTGAGAGTTTTATTTGCTTCTTTCAAATATTCGTCTGCTTCTTCAAGTTCTTCTTGAGTAAGCTTATAGGTAAATTCCGGATGAAAGGACTTATGACCTTCGAATGACCAATGAACTACTTGATGTCCTGCATTATTAGCAGCAATGCCCCATGCTGTGTCGGCGCCTTTTGCGCCTCCACTCAACATTACATCGACATCAAGCTTGTCGAGAAAAGGAACATTCTCAGGTATCATATTTTAATAACCCCAATCTTCTTCAACTATAATCAACAGCAGCTCGCCATTGTTGAAAAAATTTCGCACTACCTTCTATTCCCCGTTCATATCGAAATCCAGGTTTCTTGCCCATCATTCGTTTAACCATTTTTGTGCCGATACCAAGCCTACGATATTTCTTACGCACAAATACGCTTATATATGGATTTTTATAACGATACCAACGTTGTGAAATACAAACACCGATAGGCACGTTATCCATATAAGCAACTACAATGGAAACAATATAATCTTCATTATCATCTAAATCTTTTATTTGACGAAGATACATAGACATGCGCCATCCAGGAATAAAGAGTTTCGCTGACAGAGCCCCAGAAGCAAGCATAGCCATTTTAACCTTTGTGGATGCTTTCTTTAATATTAGTGTCATTTAATATCTCCTGCAACTATAACACTATATTATAGCACAGATTTAACTCTCGTCAAGTCCGATTAAACCTTCAATGTATACTGCGTATCCGCATCTGTGAACTTCTCTACTAACTCTCTAACTCTAAGTTCAAGATCTTCAACAGTTCCGTTGTTTTCTATAACTTCGTCGACAGTGTGACCAATCCAAGCGGTTTCGCTTTCGTGTGGTATTGAGTTACAAGATTTCATTACTTCGATTTCTCTAAGATCATCTTCGTCACAAAGTCCGCGATTAAAGAAGTTCATTAGTTGATAAAAATGAGGTTCAGGGCCTCTTTTAACGCGCAACACAACACCATTATTATCACGGATCATATCAATCTCATTAGGAAAACGACAATCCGTAATAACTGTATGTGGCTTTCCTGCATCGAGCCATCGTTTTTCTACAGTAGAAACCCAGATATCTTCACCGAGAACATGGCGACATCCTTCGGTTCCAAGTAACTGTAATCCCATTCTTGGAGTAAAGTTCTTGATATCAAGACGCAGCGACCAAAATCTATCTGTTTGTTCTCTCTGAAATCTGCTCTCTGGCGTAGCGCCTTCAAGCATCTCTCTATCCCATCCAAATATAGTTGATGCAGCACCTTTCAAGCTTTTAGCGAAGCTGTCTGTTTTGAAATTATGATTATTAACCATAAATTCGCCCACGGTTCCTTTACCGCAGTTCATAAAACCTACTACGCCAACTAGCATTTTATGGGCTCCTTATTTGTTGTCTTTTTCTGCCTTTAATAGTCGTTTGATATCGTCAATGTTAAAATAATGTGCATAACCGCCTTCAAGTTCGGCGATACTAGCATCTTCAGCAAACACCATTTTGCGATACATAGCATACGCATCAGCATCTTGCTTTCTAGCAAACGCAGCCGTGTTGTTATAGCTGTTAGGAACGATATTAAAATCTCTAAGACTTAAAGCAGATTTCTTATCATTATATCCGTAACAAATATATTTTTGATCATCCTCAAATGATAAATCTACATCTTCTGTTACTGGATTACCTCGATGATCCTCAACTCTCCCTACTTCCCACGTAAGGGTAAAACTTGTTCCTATATCTTGATCTTTGCCAAATGGCGATGTCACGAGATATATAGTTTGACCAGTTAGCTTTAAAAGCTCACGAGGATCTGTAATTCTGCCTGGCTGATTTCCTAACCGTTTATTAACAAACTCAACACGTTGTTCAAACGTTAGATCGGAAAAATCTTTATCAGTATCTGTCATTGTTTTGCTCCACCTGTGTTATTTCTTAACGCTTAGTTAATATAGTTAATATATCGAAAAACTGCGAAAAAATCAATAATAAAATAACTAGTTGACAGATTTGAGAAATATGCTATTATAATAGTACAAAGATCAGTTTAATCACGAAGGATCTGCACCAATGGTTTCATTAAAAGTCAAGCGTTTAGAAGACGATATCGAAGCCCGTGTTGATTGGGACCAGTTTGGTCCTGACGATCCAAATTATGACAAATTTATGAGAATTTGTCGAGATCATTTTCACGAGACTTACAAAGGAAATGGCGCGGCTCGTCTTGTTCTGTTCAAAAATGAGACCATTAAGTGGTACAAAAAGGAGAAACCCCAACTCGTTGAGAATCTTACACTGGTTGAAGATTGGAGATTTTTGAGCATTGGTCAATATTATTGGTTAATGAATAAAGGTGCTATGCTTAGCCCTGATACACTCCAATGGGTCTCTGAAAAAATGACAGAGATTGAAAATATTAGCTACAAACTAGCCGAAGAAGATACGAAAAAAGAACCTGTTGTGGTTAAAAAAGAGACAACTCCTGAAGAATTGGGGAGATGGCTTGCGAGCGATCTTGAAGAACTGATTCTTACCGGCGAATATAAGGAAAATACCGATACAGCATACGACCTGTTAAGGGAGAATACTCCTAAACCCATTGTAATGCGTTGCTGTATCGAGCATCTTAAACTTCTTGTTAACGAACACCAGGATTATACTGCTAGCGAGGTTAAAGAAGGCTTTGGCGATAGGGAAAAGTGGTCTTATTATTTGACACAATATTCTTCGCTACTGCGTCTTGCTGAGACATATTTCCAAAATGCCAAAACTGTTCGGAAATCTAGGAGGCCGCGCAAATCTCGAGTAGGCAAAGCTGCTAGACTTGCGAAAGTAGCAGAAAAGGTCTCGTTTAATAGACAGGATACCAAGCTGAAACTGGTTAGCGTCGATCCAGCACAGATTATTGGCTCGAGAGGTGTGCTAGTTTATAACACCAAAACTAGAAAGATCGGTGTTTATTACGCTAAAGACTCCGAGGGTCTACAGATTCGTGGCACAACCATCCACAACTACGACGAAGAGAAAAGCACACATAAAACGCTTCGAAATCCAGAGAAGCAGATCGAAGGATTTCGCGATAAGACTGTGAAACGTTGCGAAATCATCCTGCGCGACTATATCAAGGCTGTTGCGAAAGGAATGAATGGTCGTCTAAACGAAAATACGATCATTATGAAGACCTGGAAATAAGAATATGGAAGAAAGTGAGAGACGTTGGTGGGTTGAAATAGTAGCGCCTCGCATTCATTCCGGTTTTTCTCTGGAGGATCTCAGCAAATTTCACGATGAAATAAAAGATTGGCTTACTGTAAATGCTCTATCTGGATCATGGGAGAGTTCATGTACAATAAGCCTAGGAACTGGAAGAGCTACGATTGATGTTTACTTTAACGAAGATGGATTGGACGCTGCTGTGGCATGTAAGCTAAGGTGGGCATAA